AAGGATTCAATTAATGCTGGTATTGATTTACTTAAAAGATATAAGATACATATAATGGCAACCTCAACAAATGCTATAAGTGAATTTAGAAACTATAAATGGAAAGAAGATAAAGCTGGTATGCTTACAAATTCTCCAGAGGATAAAAATAATCACATTATTGACCCTTGCAGATATGCAACTTACTCTATTTTAAGCAGACCAAACTTTGGTAAATATGCACTACATTAAAAATAATTTAAAAATAAGTTATTAAAAGTATTGTTTATAAGTAAAAAGGTTTTATATTTGAACCATAGTTAATTGACATATTAATTTCGGATGATGTAACGACCACATAATAACGACACTGCCAAGCGAAAGTCTTGTAAAACCAAAACCTGCTGTTCTAAGATTATGAGGGTCAACATTCGATTTTAATTTGTCACTAACATTTAACAACTAAAATTATAAATTATGAAAGAATTTGAAAACATAGGTTACTTTATAGAATATATAATTGACACTAAATTTATAGGTTCAAAAAATATAGATAAAAAAGATAGGGATGAGGTTGGGTATTATGGACGTATTGATAGTGTGGCAACAGATGATATTATATTTAACAATAAGAAACGTATTAAAAAGGGGCAATCATATTATACAAGAATGTACCCGCTTTGTGGTAAACTTAAAAATAAAAATTATTAATAATTAAAAACAAACAGAAATTATGAGAACATTATCAAAGTACAAACAAAATTTAAGAATACAAGGAAGGGATGTATGGTCATATTCCACAATAGTTGCAAAAATAGATGGCAACGATTTACACCAATTAGGGTATTGGTCGCAGACTACACAGAAGCACATTAATTATGTAGCAAATCAATTAGGTTTAACTTTAATAAAAGACTAATGAGAGCATTAAAATTATTTTACGAGCAAAGATTAATCAGTCATAATATAAAGCCTTACAAGGTTGTAGAATTACCAACTGGTATAAAAGCAGAACATTATATTAATGGAGATATTAAAATTGTAAAAATATGAGTTGGGATGATTTTTTAAACCCACACGAGCAAGCAGAATATGAATGTTACGAATGTGGTGCAGATATGCAAGAAGATAAACAATACTGTTGTAGCAAATGTTTTGAAAGCAGTATGAGATAAGTTAGTAGTTTAAGTTAATGATGAATTAAGGTATGCAGAAATGTATGCCTTTTTTTTATTATCTTTACTATTATAAAAAACCCAATTAAAAACGTTATATAGTTATGAAACTAAATATTAAAATACCTTCATCATTAAATGAAATTACTTTAAGACAATATAAAAGGTTCTTAAAAATACAAGAATCAGAAAAAAATACAAGGTTTTTAAATGCTAAAATGATTGAAATATTTTGTGGTTTAAGCCTTAAAGATGTAATGCTTTTAAAAGTTAGTGATGCAGAAGAAATATCTAATATATTAACGGAATTATTTGAGGGCAAACCAAGTCTTGTAACGAAGTTTAAAATAGGAAAGGTAGAGTATGGTTTTCAACCTCAACTTGATGATATGTCATTAGGGGAATACATTGACTTGGATACTTTTATTGGAGATTGGGAGAATATGGAAAAAGCAATGGGTGTTTTATATAGACCAATAATTTTAAAGCTAAAGGGAAAATATAACATTGAAGAATACAAAGTAGGTACTGAAGAAAATTTATTGGATATGCCAATGGATGCAGTTTTATCGTCTATATTTTTTTTTTGGAATTTAGGACTGGACTTATCGACAACTATGATGAACTATTTGGAGGGGGGGGAAGTGGAAGCCTTGATGCAGGAGCAAACTTCTCAAAAAAATGGGGATGGTACCAAAGTATCTTTGGACTCGCTCAAGGAGATATTACAAGATTTGAAAATATCACTAAACTAGGTTTTCACGAATGCTTTACAATGCTATCATTTATGAAGGATAAAAATCAACTAGAAGCTAAACAAATTAAAAAGAATTTTAAATGAGCAATCAAGGAATAAGAGGTTTTTATCAATTAACAGAAACAATAAAACAAGAACTGTTACAAGATAAAAATATTAATACAGTTACAACTGGAGATATTAGTGATATAAACCTCAACAAACAAGATATATTTCCTTTAGGACATATCATTATAAATAACGTAATAGCAGACGAGCAAGTCTTAACATTTAATATAAGTGTATTGGCTTGTGATATGGTAGACCAATCAAAAGATGAAACTGTAGATAGATTTAGAGGAAATGACAACGTACAAGACATTTTAAATACGCAGCTAAGCGTCTTAAACAAGCTTGTGCAGAGGTTAAGAATGGGCGATTTACATACAGATATGTACCAATTAAATGGAACTGCAAACTTATCCCCATTTTATGACAGGTTTGAAAACCAATTAGCAGGTTGGACAGCAACGATGGATGTACAAATATACAATGACATATATATTTGCTGATGAATGGTTATAAAAATTTAAACGGTGTTCTAAATGAATATGCAAAATATGTTATTCAGCAATCCAAAACAAACCTAACTAAAAATAAAAAAGGTGGAGGGGATTTATACAATTCTTTAAGCTATGATATTTTAGTAAACAACGAAGATTTTTTAGTTAACTTCCTAATGGAAGATTATGGAATTTTTGTAGATAAAGGAGTAAAAGGAAAGACAAGCACATATCCTGAAACACAAGCAGCATTATCTCAGTTTCAATATGGAAGCGGTACTGGACCAAAAGGAGGTTTAACTAACGCACTTTATAATACCAAAACAAAAAGTGGTTGGATAAAGAAAAAGCAATTTCAATGGAAAGATAAAAAGACTGGAAGATTTATGTCTTATGAAAGTATGAGTTATATTATAGCAAGAAGCATATATAATAAAGGATTAAAAGCAAACCTATTTTTTACTAAACCATTTGAAAAAGGATTAGAAAAATTACCACAAGAATTATACAACGCCTTTGTTGATGATGTAGATAGTACAATAATAATAAGCCCAAATAAATAAGATATGGCAACACCTTTAATAGCTTTACGAAGCCCACAATTTAAACAAATACAAATACCATTTGCCCAGGTTGCATCTGCAAAATGTGTAATAAATATTGATGGAGATGACAGATATACATTAATAACAAACACAACAAAAAGCACAACTCAAAATTTTGATATATCAGAACTTGCAAGAGATTATTTAGATATAACTTATGCAGCTGATTACGTTCCCCAAACAATTGCTATCATTACAACATTAACAACACACGCAGCATTAGATGGTATTGGTGCAGCAGTTAGTACGGTAATTTTTACAGATACAGGCATTGAAGCCTATGGAGAATTTGAACAAGGAGCAAACCCTACATTACCATCAACTGCTTATTTAATATCTAACAACCCAACAAGTTCAAATGATTCTGTTGATATATACTATCCAAACAGTATTGCTGGAATAGTTGCCTACACTGGTAAAGTTCCATACACGACAATTTCAGGTGGTGGGGTTGTTTCAATAGCTGTGCAAAGTTTTGGGCAAAGTGCAACTGCAATAGGAGCATCATATCCATCAACAATATCAAGAATAGATTGCACAAAATATGGAGGTGGAAGAAAGATTATATTTATCAATAAGTTTGGAGTGCAGCAAGATTTATGGTTCTTCTTAAAAAAAACAAAAACATTAGCAAGAAAAAATGAAGGGTTTAAATCTAACACAATAACATATCCAAACACAAATAATCCAGCTACATATTCTATAAGTGATGCACCTAATAAAGTATTTAATACAACTGCAAAACAAAATTTTACTTTAAGTAGTGGCTATTATCCTGAACAAGCAAATCAATTCTTTGAGCAGCTTCTTTTATCTGAATATGTTTGGTTGGAAAGACCAAATAAAATAGACCCATCTGTTAACGAAGTTGTGCCTGTAAAGGTAAAAACCTCAACTATGAAATTTAAAACATCTGTAAATGATAGGCTAATTGAATACACAATAGATTTTGAAGAAGCGTTTGATTATATAAACAACATTAGATAGATGCAAAAATTACAATTATTTATTGAAAATAAAAGGGTTGATTTATTTAAGGATGAAACCGTTTCGCTTACGCAAACAATTCAGAATGTAAAAGACATAGGTAAAATATTTACAGAATTTACACAAACGTTTTCATTACCAGCTTCTAAAAAAAACAATAAGATATTTAAACATTATTACAATTTTAATATTAATAATGGTTACGATGCAAGAAAAAAACAAAATGCTTTTTTAGAATTAAATGGATTGTTATTTAAGACAGGTAAAATAAAATTAGAAGGCGTTAATTTAAAAAACAATTTAGCACATACATATAGAATTACTTTTTTTGGTAATACGGTAGATTTAAAAGATATAATAGGTGATGACCAATTAAGTGCATTACCGTCTTTAGGTGATTATAACCAACTTTATACATATGCTAAAGTTAAAGAGGCAATGCAAGGTTATGCAGCAGGTTCTAATGACAATATTATTGTTCCTTTAATTACGCATACTGATAGAATGTTTTACAGTTCTTTAGACTCAGACGACACAAATATATATACAAATGTATATTATAATGCAAATATAGCATTTACAAATAATGGTATTAATTGGAATCAGTATAAATATGCTATTAGAGTACAAGCCATAATTGATGCAATAGAAACTGAATACACAAAATTAAATGGATATAGTGCTAACATTCAATTTTCAAATAATTTTTTTAATGATTCAAGTAATGCAAGATTTAATAATTTGTTTTTATGGTTACATAGAAAAAAAGGAGGTGTAGAAACACCAGCTGAAGGTGGTTATACTTATTCGCAAGTTACAAATATAGATGGTAACACAACAACGGGTTTAACGCAACCAATTACAGGAAGTTCATCAAATGGTATTTTAACTATTATACCTGGAGAGGAATCAGCTACTTGGTTATTAAAATTAACTTTAATACCAACAAGTAATGTAATAGATTATGATGTTCGAATAACAAATACAACAGGTGGTGTTTGGAATTTTACTGGATTAACTGGCAACCAATCTCCATCTGTATTTCAAGATTTTACTGATGAAACTGAAAATTTAGTTGATACATATACACTTAGCATAGGTTCATCCACACCCCTTACATTTGCTGCTGAGGGTATTAAATGGGAAATAGAACAAACAGATAGGGAAGGTTCAGGCACTATAAGCGGTGGTCAATTAAGATTTAATAATGCTAATTTTGTTACTACACCAGACTTAGAGTTTAATATAATTGAACAAATACCTAAAATGACAATAATCCAATTATTAACAGGATTGTTTCAAATGTTTAATTTAACAGCTTATGTGAATAATTTAGGTACTATTGTAGTACAGACTTTAGATAGTTATTATACTGAATCTTCATTAACATATAATATAGACCAATATTTAGATGTTAAAACATCGATAGTTGATGTAGCTTTGCCTTTTAAAGAGGTTAATTTTTCTTATAAAGGCTTAGGAACACTTTTAGCAAAACAATTTGAGCAAATAAACAATTCAGGGTGGGGGTCATTAAGTTATACATTAGGTAATGAAATATATGATGCGCCAGAAAAATCTTATTCAATACAATTACCTTTTGAACATTTATTATATGAAAGATTATACGACCCTCAAGGGCAGGCTTTAACCACAATACAATATGGTTTTTTTGTAGACGACAATCAAGAATCTTATTATGGAGAACCTTTATTATTTTATCCTATAATAAAAGTTAATGGAACAGATTTAGCACTTAGAAATACAAACCCAGTTCAGCAGCAAAGTATAGATGATTATTGGATTCCTTCAAATAGTGTTTCAACTGATTCATCTACGAGCAAAATTAATATACATTTTAATCCAATGCAAAATGAATACAGTGGTAATGGATTTACTGATACTTTATTTGAAACTGAATATAAAACTTATATACAAGATGTATTTAATAATAGTAGAAGATTAACAAAAGTAACTGCATACCTACCACTAAAAATATTTCGTGATTTAAAGCTAAATGATTTAATACAATTAGGACAAAGTAAATATAGGATTAATTCATTAACAACAAATTTAACCACAGGTAAAACAAAGTTTGAATTATTAAATAAAGTAATATGATAAAAAACATAATAGATTTACTTCAAGTTGCTAAAGGAGAAACTGAAAATATAAGAATTGCACAGGGAAAAAATGCTTTGCCTAAAACCTTAAAGCAAGGTTTAAAAAATATTAAAAACACAATTAAATGGTAATAGAAAAAGAATATACTTTAAAGCTAAGTACAGAGCAGGCGCAAGCTAATATTGATGAACTTAATCAATCGTTAAAATTACAAGAAGATTTAATTGAGGATATTGAAAAAGAAATACGTGATTACGAAAAACAAATAAATAAAACATCTGCACGTGATTTAGCCCAACGTAAAAGTTTAAATGATAAAATACAAAAAACCAAAGAAAGGTTAAAAGACGAAAAGGTTGCCTTAAAATCTGTAAATAAAGACAGGAAAGAAGCTAATGCAACAATGAAAGATTCAACTGCAAACGCTAAAGATTATAGCGGTGTTCTTGGAATCATTGACCAAAAAACTGGGGGTGCAATATCTGGATTTACTAACCTTACAGGTTCAGTAGGAGGTGCGACAAAGGGTTTTAACTTTTTAAAGATAGCTATTATAGGTACAGGTATTGGTGCTTTATTGATAGCTATTACAGCAGTAACAGCAGCGTTTACATCATCAGAAGAAGGACAAAATAAGTTTGCTAAAATACTTGCAGTTGTTGGTTCAGTAGTTGGTAACCTTGTAACTATGTTATCTGATTTAGGTGAAGGTATAATATCTGTTTTTGAAAATCCTAAACAAGCAATAATTGATTTAAAGAATTTAATAATTGAAAACATTACCAATAGGATAACAAGTTTAATTGATACATTTGGTTTTTTAGGTAGTGCAATTAAAAAAGTATTTAGTGGCGATTTTGCAGGTGCTATGGATGATGCCAAATCCGCAGGAAGTTCTTACATAGATACTATGACTGGCGTAAAAGACACTATTAATAAAGTTAGTGGTGCAGTAAGTGATTTAACAAACGAATTAATAAGAGAAGGAAAAATAGCAGCGGGCATTGCTGACCAAAGAGCAAAGGCAGATAAATTAGATAGGGATTTAATAATTGAAAGAGCCAATGCAAATAGGGATAGGGCAGATTTATTAAATAAAGCAGCAGACAGAGAAAATAAAAATGTTCAAGAAAAAATAGGGTTCTTAAAAGAAGCTGGAAAAATAGAAGAAGATATAACTAACAAAGAAATAGCAGCTGCACAATTAAGGCTAACGGCAAAGAAACAAGAGAATGAGTTAGCAAATTCCACAAAAGATGATTTATTAGAGGAAGCTAATTTAAAAGCAAGGTTAATTGATTTAGAAACCGCTAAATTAAGGAAAGCAAAACTTGTTACTACACAAATAGCAACCTTAACTGCTGAAGCAAGAGCAACAGAAGAAGCAGCACAAGCAATAATAGATAAAAAGGCTGAAGAAGATATATTAAAAGCTGCATCAGATGAAGAAAAAAGAATATTAGCTATAAAGGCAATTACTGATAAATATAAATTAGAATCAGACTTAACAGAATTAGAGCAATTAGAGATAGATGAGGAAAAGAGATTAGTAGCGTTAGAATTATTAAATGCAACAGAAGAAGAAAAAGCGCAAGTAAGAGCCTTTTATGCTGAAAAGAAAGTAGATGCAATACAGAAAGCAGCTGATGAAGAAGAAAGAATCCAAACAGCACTTAACGATGCGAAAAAAGAACTACAAAGTGAAAATTTAAACAACATTGCTGCGGGATTTTCTTTACTTGGTCAGTTAGCGGGAAAAAATAAAGCATTACAAGCAACAGCAATAATTGGAGAAGCTGCTGTAAGTATAGCTAAAACTGTAATATCAACACAAGCCGCAAATGCAATAATTACGGCAGAGGGAGCAGCATTAGCAATACCATCCCTTGGTGTATCAGTAGGAACCGCCGCATCACTTGTAGCAGCAAACAATATAAGTGCGGGAATTAGTATAGCGGGACAAGCGGCAGCAACCGCAACCGCTTTAAGTGCTTTAGGAAAAGGTGGTGCCCCACCTCAACAACAAGTGCCAACACCAACACCAATGAATGCTCCTGATTTATCTCAACCACCAGCTTTTAATATAGTAGGTCAATCAGATACAAATCAATTAGCAGATGCAATAGGAGGACAATCACAACAACCAATACAGGCATTTGTTGTTGCTAATGAAATAACTACTGCTCAAGAATTAGAGCGTAACATAATTGATGGTGCTACAATAGGATAAATGCAAATTTAAAAATTAAAAACGTTATATAGTTATGAAAATAATAGAACTAATATTAGATGAAGAACAAGACGAAATTGGAGTAGATGCAATTTCTATTGTAGAAAGCCCCGCCATCGAATCTGACTTTGTTGCATTAAAGAATGAAGAAATAAAACTTGCAGAAGTAGACAAGGAAAAAAGAATATTAATGGGTGCTTTATTAATACCAAATAAACCTATTTATAGAAATGGAGATGAAGGAGAATATTATATTTATTTTTCAAAAGATACAATAGTAAAAGCATCACAATTATTTTTACAAAATGGTAATCAAAGCAATTCAACTTTAGAACACTCAAAAGCACTTAATGGGCTAACATTGGTTGAAAGCTGGATAGTAGAAAGTGAACAAGATAAGTCAAGGCATTATGGTTTAAATGTGCCAGTAGGAACTTGGATGGGTTCAGTAAAAGTTAATAATTCTAAAATATGGGAAGAATATGTCAAAACAAACAAAGTTAAAGGATTCAGTATCGAAGGGTACTTCGCAGACAAAATGGAGCAAACTAAAAAGTTGGCTAAAGAAGATATGGAGGAAAATATTTCCGAAGAAATAATAAGCCAAATAAAAGGCATATTAAATTCTTAGTATGGGACAAAACAATAACAACAAAAACTATATACCTAGTAGAACATCTCCAGATGGAGGTTCACGTGCTTGTTTATGTTGGGACACCAATACGTATTCGATAAGCTGTTGCGATGGAGATATAAGGGCGCAAGGCATAGGAGTAATAACAAGAACGGATTGAAAATGCAAAATATAAATTAATAATCGTTATATATATAATTATGAAACAAAGTGAAATGTTAAATCAAATTAAAACACTTCTTAATATCGAGGTAAAACTTGAAGATATGAAGTTAGAAAACGGTACTGTTGTATCTGCTGAATCTTTTGAAAAAGGTAAAGAACTATTTATTGTTACTGATGATGAGAAAGTAGCAATGCCAGTTGGAGAATATTTACTAGAAGACGGTCGATTAATAGTAGTTGAAGAAGAAGGTCTTATTGCAGATGTTAGAGAAGTATCTGATGAGGTACCAGCTAAAGAAACTGAAGAAGATAAAGAAATTACATCTGACTTAGAAGAAAAAGAAAAAGAAATGGCAGAAGTTGGGGATTGGGAAGGAATGGAAAAAAGAATCCAAAACCTTGAAGATGCTATCGCAGATTTAAAAGGAGATAAGAAAGATAAAATGGAAGATGTTGATGAAGTTAAGGAAGAAGAAATGTCTGATGAAGTACAAGCGCCATTAAAATCAAGAACAGTAAAAGAAGAATTTTCAGAAGCATCTGCAAAACCAATTAAGCACAATCCTGAAGCCGAAACAAAACAAATTAAAAAAGTAGAATTTGCAAAAGGTAAATTTAACACAACTTTAGATAGAGTATTAAACAAATTAAATAAATAAAAAAATGAGTACATTTAATTTCACATCAAACGATGTAAACAGAAACCAAGTAGCACAAAGTTATTATACAGTAACTGGTGATATTTTAGAAAGCGATATTGGAAACGACCACAACGTAGGAACTGATGGTTTAACTATCGGTATTCCTTTAATTACAGCAGGAAACTTAGGATGCACAATATTCTTTAGAAATTCAGGTGCAGCAGGAAACAATAAATTAGTTATTTCTCCAAAAGATTCAAACAAAATAATTGGTTCAGTTACTTTATCAGGTTCAGTGGTAGTAGCAGGTGGTGTTCTTGGGAAAGACTGGGAATTAACTAAAGCAACATCTATACAAGGAGATTGGTGTGCTATCAGAGCGGTAAGTCTAACAGAATGGTATATCATAGGTTGTCAAGGAATCTGGGCATCAGAATCATAATAATAATAATATAAATAAAATAAAATGAATAAAAGAAACGTACAATTAGCGACAACTACCAACATAACTACATCTTATGCTGGAGAATTTGCGGGAGAATACATAGCGGCGGCTTTATTGTCTGCATCTACTATTGACGATGGCGGATTAACTGTAAAGGCAAACATTGCTTTTAAAGAAGTAATTAAAAAATTAGTAACTGGTTCTTTGGTAACTGCTGCTGGATGTGATTTTGACCCAAATAGTTCAGTAACATTAACTGAAAGAATAATTGAACCAAAAGAATTACAAGTAAATCTACAATTGTGTAAGTACGATTTTGTAAACGACTTTGAGGCTCAGAGTATGGGTTACGGATTAGGACAAACTTTACCTCCTAAATTTGCTGACTTTATGATTGCTCACGTAGCAGCAGAAGTTGCTCAGAATACAGAATTTTGTATTTGGAGAGGTGATGTGGCAGCAGCAACAAAC